AGATGGAACAAACGTAAGAGATGGCTTTGTAACTGCTGTTGTTAAAGAGCGTATTGCTTTGACCAACTACTTGCCAAATGCTTTCGTAAATGGTTCTTTCTCTACTGCAAAAGCTGCTTTAGAAACCGCCTAATCATTAGGTTGAAATTAAGCCCTCACTTCGGTGGGGGTTTTTTTTTGTCTTTTTTTGAAAAAAAATTTTGCAATTGAAAAAATGTTTTCTATATTTGACTTAACAAAACGAAACGATATGAAATTTGAAATTTTAGATAATCGCCAAGGACAATGGGACACTCCATCAAAAGATATGAGATACTTTGTCAGATCATTAAACACCGGCAGAATGCTTGGAGTTGGTTCAAAGGCATATGCCAAAGAAATTATTAAAGATTGGGAAAATTGGGATTTTGGTCAAGATGACACAGAATACATAAATTATTATGAATCATAAAACGAAACCAATTAATGAAGGAAGCATTTGAATCAATCGAGCATCTTTACGAGTATGCGCATTTAACGGAACAACTTTACATCCGGGACAAATTAAACATCATCAAAGCAGAACTAATCAAACACATTAATGTCGAATTTAAAACCATCCAAAATGAAAACTAAAATTGTTGACCTACTTTACAAAGCATCATTCTTTGCGGTTGTTGCCGCTGGATTCATCACAATGATCGCTGTTTACGAAATGATTGAATTTATCTTCTCTTAAAACAAACCAAATGAAAAATCCAAAAATCATCCTATCAATTCTTTTTGCAGCAATGGCATATCGCCTTGCTGATGTTTATGGCGCAAGGCTTGAAGCTGTAATCTGTTTAATCATCTCATCCATTATGCTGTATGGATACTTCGGGGACAGAGAATGATTTGTTCAATTACTGCTTAATGAGCATTGAACCAAAACAAAACAATATGACTGCCAATGATTATGTCTTTATTGGCAAACGGATAATCGAAATAATCGCTAAAATTGAAGAAATAAAACAACGATGAAGCACAAACAAATGGAAACAACAATCGATTGGGGAGAAATAAAACTCAATGTCATTTACAACTACTATCACGAATTGCCCAGCAATGACTATGATGTGCCGAGTGATCCACCGGAGGTTGAGATCTTGCACATAATGGCTGGAGATGCCGACATATACGATGTGATCCATCCAAATTACTTGGATGATATAGAACAACAGATCCACGAGTTTATGCGTTAAAACGCACCAAAACGCACCAGAAGCAGCACATAGCTGCTTTTTGTGTATTTTTGGGAGATGATATTGGATTCAAACAAAATTGGATGTCTTGCTGAATACAAATTCATCGTCAAGTGTATGGAGTTGGGCTACATCGTTAGTAAACCAACGCTTGATTCATCAAAGTATGATGCGATCATTGACAATGGCGAAAGATTAGTCAAGGTGCAAATCAAGTCAAGGACAAAAATGATGCCCAAATCAAAGACTGCAAGCCCACAGATCACGCTGACCGGTAGCAAAATTTATGTCAAAGATGATTTTGATTATTACGCTTTGTATATAATTGATTCTGATGAATGGTTTGTGATTCCAAATGGCGATTTGATTTCATTTGTTTTTACGGAATCAAACCAAAAAAAATATAGTACATTTGCCTTTAGATAGCGAGTTTTTCATTGATCGTTGTTTTGTTTAGTTTGTGTTAAGGAAAGCGTGGCGAAAGCTGCGCTTTTTTTTTGTTATCTTTGAACAAACAAAATTGCTATGAAACTAAAACTAAAATCCGAAAAGATCGCCAAGCAATTTGGCAAAAAGGTCGGGCAAATCGTGATCATTCCAGATTCACAAGTTGAAAAAGCATTGGCTCTTGGTTGGGGTGTTGAAGCAAAAGAAGAAAAAGCCAAGATCGAAACCAAAGAATTAAAATTGGAATCTGAAACCAAAGAAGATGCGACAGATTAAGGTAAATTCACTCATTGGATCTGAATTGATTTCGGTTGATGATGTCAAACTATATGCGAAGATCGACACATCGGTTGATGATTCATTGATCACAAATATGATTTCACAAGCACGAATCTGGTGCGAAAATTACATTTCTCGTGACATCATTTCCAAAAACCGGACATATTATATGGACGAAACAAATGGTTTGTTTGACTTGCCATTTGCGCCAGTGACTTCAATTTCATCCGTAACATCAGAAGATGTTGCTGTTTCATATTCAGTTGTTGGTCTTGACAATGAAACCATTGAATTGACTAATGGATCAGCTTTTCAAGTCAAAGTTGTTTATGTGACAACTGGCATCAATGATGCGATGATCAAACAAGCGATGCTTCAATTTGTTGCAATGCTTTACGACAACAGATCTGATTTTGTTGAGAAATCAATCACAGAAATTCCAACCAATGTGAAATCTCTTTTGACTTCATACAAATCAATGTTCATCTAATGAATCCGGGAAAACTAAATGAGCGATTGAATGTGTTGCGTTTGACAAAAACCGCTGATGGTTATGGCGGTTATATTCAAAGCTATTCCACTTCATCCACAATTTGGGCGAAAAAGAAATACGTTTCCGGAAACATTCAGCTTCAATCTGGCGGCATTTCCACATTCACAGAGATTGAGTTTATTGTTCGTGATCAAACTGCCAAGGAGAAGATCCAAGACACCGACACGATCCAGATCGCTGGAGAAACTCCAACATACAGAATAAATGAAATCGTTGAAATAGAAAACGATGAGTTTGTGAAATTGCGATGCACTAAAATCGATTAGCAATGATTTTGGCGAAAATCAACAACTCGGATTTGAAAAGGCTTCAAAGAAAGCTGTCACGACTTGCAGAATACAGCCAAAAGGATTTTGATCGTTTGCTTGGAGAAACCGCAGCAAAAGCGGCTGAATTAGCCATCAACAAAGTACCGGTTGATATGGGACAACTCAAAGGCAGCATCCGTTACGCAGCAGCAAAAAACAATGTTTCGGTTTGGGTTCAAAAAAAATATGCGCCATACGTTGAGTTTGGAACTGGTGGATTTGTTGATGTGAGTGACGCTGCTGAACTTGGCATTTCTCCGGCTGAAATTGAATCCGAATTTAAAGGATCTTTTGTCGGTCAAAAGCCGGTTTTCATTCGTGATGTGGGATCTCAAAATGGAAATTGGAGAATGGTGACATTCCCAATCAATATAAAACCGCAGCCATTTTTCTTTGGATCGGTGAGATCGGCATATGCAATGCTGCTAAAAAAATTGAATAAGGACTTTAAAGATATGACAAGATGATCGATGCAATGCACCACATAAGAAAGGCGATCATTGATCGTTTGACCGGACAGATCTCACACAATGGATCTGCGGTAGGTATATACAATGTAATTCCCAAAAACGCTTCTTATCCATTGATCCGAGTTTATTCGGTTTCATCAAATGAGGTTGATCAAAATCAAACAACTTTCAATTCTGAAATTTTGACAAGAATCGAGATTGTCACTCGTTTTTCCGGTGATGATGGTGGTGAGTTGACCGCCAATCGATTAATATCGGATTGCTTAAATTTGTTGAGAACTCGAAGCGATGGATATTTTGATTTGTCTGCCAATGGTTTAAAAGTTTATGTTGTTGAAAATAATGGAATAACTTATTTGACCGACAATTTTTCTGATCACACTTATCATCGTGCGATTATGGATTTGATGGTCAAAGTAACTGAATAAGAAATGGCTTTTGAAGAATTAAAATTATACGGATTGAATTTGGCGGCATTGTTGGTTGGATTAACTGACATTGACACAATGCTCAAAATCTTGCTTTCAATCATTGCCATTTCGTACACGATCCACAAATGGATCATTATGATTGATAAAAAAAGAAAATCATAAGCGATGGCAAAGGCAAAAGCAAAATCGGAATCTGTAAAGTATGTGAAGCCAAAGGTTTCAAGACCGGATGTTCACGCCAAAACAAAAACATCAAGATCCAAACGATCCAAGTTGTACAAAAAGAAATACAAGGGACAAGGAAGATGAAAATTTCAAAGCATATTTCATACAAAGAAGCCACATTTTCAGCGACTGCAATTCGCAAAGGAATTGACAACATTCCAAACGATTATCATATTCAAAATATGAAACTAATTGCTGAAAAGGTTTTTGAGCCATTGCGAGAATGGGCTGGATCGCCAATTGCTGTCAATTCATTTTTCAGATCCGAAGCGTTGAACCGAGCGATTAAAGGTGCATCTGGATCACAGCATATGCAAGGTCGTGCCATTGACATCGATGACACGTTTGGCGGCAAATCCAACAAGGAAATGTTCGAATACATTGTAAAGCACCTTGACTTCGATCAGATCATCTGGGAATTTGGTGATGACAAAAACCCAGATTGGATTCACGTTTCATATGTTAGCGAAGATCAAAACCGCAAAGCGATATTGCGAGCGAAAAAAGTAAACGGAAAAACGCACTATGAAAAATTTGTATAGATCTTGGAAAACCACATTGATTGGATTGTTGTTGATTGGCATCGCTTCAGCTTACATATTGAACAATGGTGACAATGTTTGGATGCTTGTGGTCACAATGGTGAGTGGGATCGGATTGTTGTTTTTGCCGGACACATTCCTTGGATCAATTTCAAACTTGATTGAAAAGAACAAAGACAAAAAATTCTGATGAGATATTTGATTTTGATCTTGTTGTTGGCGAGTTGCTCAACAAAGAAGCAGATCGCAAAAAGCAATCAATCAACTGAAACAAAAATCGAATCGGTGATCGAAACAAAAACGATCATAAAAGACACGATCATCAGCAATTCAGATGAATATGAGGTCGAGATCATTGCCAAGGATCAAAAGGACACCATTGTTGTTGATTTAGGTGGCGTCAAGCAATCGTTTGTGAATGCTGAAAGAATTGTGTTGAGAAAAAAAAGATCATCGCTTAAATCATCGCAAACGCAATCTATTGATCAAACGCAAAAAACAGAATCTGAAACAAAGATCGATGACAAAGTCATCACCAAAGACATCAAGCGATCTAATTATGGCAACTGGTGGATTTTGCTTGTGTTTATTGTTTTGATTTTGCTTGTAAAAAACAAGATTCAAAGATTGATCTTGTAAAAACTTGGCTTCCCATTTTATTGCTAAATTTGTACAAAATGCAAATAAATGGGATTAGATCTTTTTGCCAAGCAAGTACTTGCCACATATGATTCACTTTTAAAGGTTGGGGATA